CTCTAGGTTAACAACCTAGAGATGTCGGTGATTACGCTGGATCATCCCAAGAAACCCATAATGGTTTCTGAACGGCATCCCAATGCCGGACCCCCACTGACCTAACAGTCAGTGCAGCATCTTGTTCCTCGCAAGATTACCGCACCAAAGGTTTATGGTGCAGAGGGGGTGGCCAGCACCCGCGAAAGCGGGGAGAGCGAGCCCAGGGCAGCCATTGACGTTGCCGCCAAATGTCTGACCGACGTTTGGACCTTTACTGGAGGACACCCATGATAAAACCAACCCCTGGGGATTCAAAAGTTAGAAAAGACTTTAGAATCTTCCGGGGTCGTTCGGGACTCGCACAGAAAGTTCATTTGTTGAACTTCGTGTCTAAGTTCCTAGGTTTCAAGATAGGTGGACTTGTTCAAGAATATGAGACTCTTTTCCAACACGTTGTAAAACATGAAGGAAAATTACAAGCGACAAAGAAAGCAAAATCTTGGTATGAAATTAGTTTAAGACTAGCTTCAAACCTTGAAATTACTCCTTTGCCATTTGTATCCAGCGATAAGAAAGGGTACCCTAAAATTCTTAAAAATTTTAAGGCCCTTCTTACCTCTGAGAGTCCAAATTCCAAACGTACGGCACTTACTGTTCTACAGTTATATAAACTTGTAGAAAGTAAGGGTGAGCCCTCTTTCCGAGGGATTGCTTCGCCATACGCAGGACAAGTCGCACCGGATTGGTTGGCTGATTATATCGTTCAGCTTGAAAAGATGTTTCCATCTGATCAAGTTGACGACAGAATTAGTCAACTTGTGCCCGGTTACCATATAAGTGGAAAGAATGGTCCTAATGGACCCTCCCTCGGTTCCGTACATGCAGATCGCTTAGCGATCTCAGGTACAGAAATCGAGAGAGCCTGTATAGAACTTAGTTCTCTTACCGGATTCTATCAACTTAATGGTGACTTGCTTTGTAATGACTCCACTGCGGATGCAATACACAAAGATGGAAGATCTCCTTGTCATTCTAGAATACGTATTAAATACGAATCTGGAGGAAAAGCGAGACCTTTCGCCATTGTGGATTTCTTCTCACAAAGCGCTCTTAAGTCCATTCATAGCTTCGCTATGAACTGGCTTAAGAATCAACCAAATGATGGATCAGATTCACACGACTCAGCTGCGCAAGCAGTTAAGGAATGGACATCTGATCCAAATTTGGAAATATTCTCGTATGACCTAACAGAAGCTACGAACCGCTGGCCCTTGTATTTACAAGAGCTGGTAGTTCAGCAAATGTTTGGAAACGAGATAGCTCGATGTTGGAAGACAATCATCGCCGATCGCGAATTTACAATAGGGTCCGGACCAGAAATGATACGATTTAATTGTGGACAACCGCTGGGGGCATTAAGCTCCTGGGCGGTTTTCTCAATATCGCATCATTGTCTA